TTAAGGCAAATTGGTGAACATGACGCAGATCATATAAACAAGGAAAAAAATCTTATTGAAAAAAGCATTAATAAGTCTAATAATGAAATTAATGACATAAATGCAGAAATTGAATCTATAGTTGAAACAGAAAACAAACTAACTACAGGTATACGTAGTATCAGAACTAAAATAAAAGGTATAAACGACGAAATAGCTGATCAAAAAGTATTAAAACAAAAAGCAAAGCAACTTTTAGAATGGCAATCACAACTTAAACTTGATATTAAGGAACTAAAATCAGGCGATGCTAATTTAGATAGTGTAATCGACGACTACTTTAAAAAAGTAAAAGGTATAAAAGATAAACTTGATACAGTAAAGAATAAAATCAATATGCTTGACGTTGTAAAGTACGTTGTGTCAGAAGAAGGTGTTAAATCGTATATAGTTAAAAAAATACTCACTGTGTTCAATCAAAAGCTTGCATACTATCTTAAAAAAATGGATAGTAATTGTATTTGTATTTTTAACGAATATTTCGAAGAACAAATAATAAATGAAAAAAATAAAATCTGTTCATATTTTAACTTTAGTGGAGCTGAGCGGAAAAATATTGATTTAGCTTGCTTATTTGCCTTTATGGATATAAGAAGGCTTCAAGGTGATGTTGCTTTTAATTTTAGTATGTATGATGAGCTCTTTGATAGTAGTTTAGATGAGAAAGGGGTAGATTTAGTTACTGCTATTTTAAGAGAACGAGTAGAAAAGTATAATGAATGTGTATATGTTATTAGTCATCGAAAAGAAAGTGTAAAAGCAGCAACAGGTGAAGTAATCTATTTAGAAAAGACGAACGGCATAACACGAAAAGTAGAATATCGAGAAATTGATAAAGATTTACAATGAAGTAAATATATCAACAATGTTTCAAGTACCATTTCAAGCCAAACCTTTCGGGAATACTAACCCATTTCAAAATAATTTTGCTGTAGGTGGGGGTAAGCCACGCGGTATAAATGAAAAGCCTACACCTGCTTCACTAGGAGGAACATCACCAGAATCCATACCACGATTTATGAATTATGTGGCTGATTATGGTGGTTGTGGTTATTGGAGAGTTATATGGCCTGAATATCTTTTAAATGCTAGTGGTAAGTGTATGGTACATACCTCAACTTGTATGACTTTGGACCCACAACACTATAGACATTGTAAAGCACTAAAAATTCAAAGACAGGCATCTCCAGATCATTATAGATTTACCAAACACTTAAAAGAAGTATCAAAAGAACATGGTTTCAAATTAATTTACGAAATTGACGATATACCTTTTAGAGAAGATATACCAGATTACAACAAATACAAATTTGCTTTTACGGACGATGAAGTAAGAGAGAATATTCAAAAAATTATGGAGCTGTGTGATGAAATGACAGTTACTTGCAACTTCATGAAAGAGTATTTCACAGAAAAACTGGGTGGTAAATTACCTATTACCGTTATACCAAATTGTGTACCTAAATTCTGGATGGGTAATTATTATAACAGAGATAAAATTGAGCGGGATTACGAAAAATACAAACGGAAACCAAGAGTTGTTTGGTCTGGATCAGGTGCTCATATAGATGTAGATAGAAGAGTAAAAGGTAAAGATGATTTTCATCACATAAATGATGCAGTTAAGAAAACAATAAACGACTTTCAGTGGGTATTTACAGGTGCAGTACCTCGTGAACTAGTTCATCTTGTTGAAAATGGTAAAATAGAATTCCACCAATGGTCAGAACTTTTTAATTACCCAGAAAAAATATATACCCTTAATGGTAATATGATGATAGCCCCCTTAATTGATAATAATTTTAACAAATCAAAAAGTGATTTAAAATATTTAGAAGCTAGTTGTTACGGCCTACCTATTGCTTGTCAAGATATTTGCACATATGAAAATGCTCCAATAAAGTTTAACACGGGTGATGAAATGATTGATCAAATAAAAACTGTATTAAAGGATGAGAGACGCTTTATAAAAGAATCTGTAACTGGTAGAAACTTTGCCGAATCAAGATTTTTGGAAAAAGAAGAAAATATTGGAAAGTTTTTTGAATCATACATGTTCCCATATGGATCACCACAACGTAAATTTTTAAACACTTTAGATATTAACAAAACATAATAGTTTTCATTTCATCAGACATATAGTTTAATGTTAAAGGGTATTCTCCGTCGTCGAGATCTTGAGGAACAATAACCATTTTATGTTTTGATTTTATTGATTTTATCTTTTGTGTTAATCCTTGCTTTAATTCGTCTGATTGATTATGTTGATATACATCTTTACAAAGCAATAAATCGAACTCATCATCACTTTCAAATTTAAAAAGATCACTACATATAAACTTTTTTGTGGGAGATGATAATTTTTCTATATTTGATTCTATTACAATTTGTGAACCATCAATACCTGTATAATCAAGTTCACTAAATGTGTTGGAAAACGGTAACCATTGCATTGCACCACAACCAATATCTATTAAACTTTTTATTTCATTCTTTATTACAAAATCATCAAATATTTTTATTAATTCCTCGTTGTGTTCTAATAAACTACCAGCTCCTGAACCTTGCCCACCATAGCCCCCGTTTTCATAAATTTCATCCCATTGTTCTGCTGTTAACCGGGTATGGTCATATTTGGGGAACAAATATGTTTCAAACCATTCTTGTACTTCTTTACTGTTGCTCATAAATCCAGTGTTTTGTTAAATCAGACCAGTGGTGGGTATCGAAATTTTTATAGAATTCTTTCCTGTATTGATAAAACAATTCTTGGTTGTAATAAGTTATAGGTTCTTCTTTAAGTAAAAGATCTGGATCTAGATCGTAACCATCTAAATTACCACCGCTGATACAAAATGTTGAAGTAAAACACCAAGGTATTTCTTTCTTGGTGGTAGTATGTTTACATTCATACAATGCAGATCTAATATCGTCTTCCATCATCCTCCAGTTAAGACCATTACCTTCTTTTTTTCGATCGTACCCGGTAAAATCAAAAAGTGTATTGAAAACGGTTTTACTCCAAGTTATTGATCCTAATATTAATATTTTATTTTTCGTATCTTCGTAATTTAACGACTGATTACCTAACTGCGTTCTTTCTTCAATATTATCTTTTATAGCTTGTTTAAATATTGGGTTTTTTGGTGCCGTACCCATTAAACAATGAGCAAAACCAAAATCTTCATGTGTTGGTAAAATAAATTTTATATCTTCAGTAATAAAATCATCAAAAGATATATTACAATATCTATCCAAATCGTGATACACCCCACCTTCATTGTAAAGTTTTATTAATCTCCATAAATCTGTTTTTTCTACAACATGTTTATATTTTATATCACTATAATCTTTAGACGATAAATTTTCTTTAAGATAATCTTCCACATCTTCATCATCACTAATCACCACATCCCACTCCGGATTTAAATCAATCATTTTTCTCAACCCATTTGTTATCATAGGGTGATTGTTATCCTTTATGTTTTTATCTTTCCATGTAAAGTTTATTATTTTAGGTATCGTATCTAGATCTTCTAATAAGAAATCATTCACACCGTTATTTACTTGAATCATTAGCAGAGTAAACTATAATAAATCTGTATGTATAGGAATGTAGTTTATGAACCGTCTTTAGAACAAATGAGACTTTACACTTGGGATGAAGACGGTAATAGAATAGAAGTTTTACAAAGCTATAATCCATATCTTTATATTGAACCTAAAGACAAAAGACATTCGAATGCAACATCAATTTATGAAACACCTTTAAGAAAAATGGTGTTTAGAAGAGAGTCTGAAAGAAGACATTTCATTAGAAATAATGCAATAAAAAGAGTCTTTGAAAATTTACCAATTAAACAACAGTTTTTATTAGATAATTTTTGGCAAGTAAACGAAACAGATGATTTTATTAAGCATCCAATTAAAATGCTTTTATTAGATATTGAGACATATTCACCAGATGGGTTTCCAAATATTGAAAGTGCAAATCATGCAATTAATGTTATTACAGTTTATGATAATTTAGAGAAAAAATTTTATACTTGGGGTACAAAAGAATATAATGGTAAAGGTAGAGATGATTTGGAATATATCTATTGTGAAACCGAAAGGGTATTGTTTGCAAAGTTTTTAGATTATCTGGAACAAGATTATCCAGATATTTTAAGTGGTTGGAACTCTGAATTCTTTGATATTCCATATATTGTAAAACGGTGTGAACGAATAATGGGTGAAGAGCAAATGAAAAGACTTTCACCTGTAAAGAACGTTTATTATAGAAGCTTACAAGGTGCTTTTGGTAGACAACAAATTAGATGGTACATTGAAGGAATAGCTTTATTAGATTATTTGGACATTTATAAAAAGTTTGCACCATTGCGTGAATCATATAAGCTTGATGCAATTGGTGAACTTGAGCTAAATCAACGTAAGGTAGATTTTCAAGGAATGGACTTGGCAACGTTGTCTGATGTAGATTGGGACAAGTTTATTGATTACAATATTCAGGATGTTAATCTGCTTGTACGGCTTGAAGAAAAGCTTCAATATTTGGGGTTGATAAGAATGTTAGCTTATGTTGGTTGTGTGACTTTTGATGCAGCAATGGGAGCATTGTCTGTAATCAATGGTGCTTTTTGTATTCGTGCAAGGCACAACCAACATATAATTCCTACTTTTATACGAGGTGAAGATACTGGTAAGAATCCAGGTGCATATGTGGGTGAACCACAACAAGGATTTCAAAACTACATCTTATCTTTTGATGCAAACAGTCTATACCCAAATGTGATGATATCTTTGAATTTATCACCTGAGACAAAGATTGGTAAAATTTTACAAAAAGATGACAAAGAAGTGGTAATGGAAATGGTAAGTGGTAAAGTAAAAGAATTTACAATACCAATGTTTGCTAAAATGATAAAAGACTACAAGCTTACAATATCGAAAGCAAACATAGTATTCCATCAACAAAAGAAAGGAATGGTGCCTGAGATTGTTGATTATTATTATCAAAAACGTAAAGGATTTAAAGATGAGTATAATGAGTTAAGAAAGAAACATTCAAAGATGAAGAAAAAGGATCCTGATTATGAAAAAGTTGGGATTGAAGCTCAAAGAGCTGGAACGAAACAATTAACAGTTAAAATTTTGATTAACTCGATATATGGTTATTTTGGTAACAAAAATGCTCCTATGGGTGATGATGATATTGCATCATCTGTAACATTAAGTGGTCAAGCAGTAATCAAACAAAGTAATGTAATTATTAGAGACTTTATTAAACTTAAAACAGGGTTAACAGATGATGATCTAAAGAAAAAGGATCCAATCATTTATAATGATACAGATTCATCATATGCCTCAATTGAATTGCTAATAAAACATTTAGGGCTTAATTTTAAAAATGAAAACGGTGAAGTACACGAAGATGTATATAACTTGGAAGATGAATTAGTAGAATATCTTAATAAACATATAATGGTATGGGGTAAGAAAACTTTCAATAGTAAAGATTGTAGGTTTGTATTTAAACGCGAGTGTATTGCTGAAGTTGGGGTGTTCTTACAAAAGAAACGATATGTAATGAACATACTTGATGATGAAGGTGCTAAGATAAACAAAACAAAATATACTGGGGTAGAGGTAGTTAGAACAACATTGCCTAATTCATTAAAACCTCACATGAAAAACGTTATTGAAACAATGCTTAGTACACAAGACTATCAAAAGACCAATGAAGCTATGAAAGTGGTCCATGAAAAATTTAAAGATCTACATATTACAGATATTGCAAGTGTTATGGGGTTAAAAGGTTATGAAAAGTATGCTGGTCAATGTGATAATATGAAGACAGTCAAGGGTATGCCAATACATTGTAAAGCAAGTTACTTTTATAATCAATTATTAAAATTGCATAAACTTGATAAAAAGTATGAAACGATAGGATCAGGAGATAAGGTTAGATTCTTTTATGTGAAAAAACCAAACAAGTATAATGTTGATTCAATTGCATACAAATATGAATGGCCAGAAGAATTTGACGCATTTTTCAAACCTGATTATGATAAAATTTATCAAAAGCTAATTTTTGCTCCTATCGAACGGTTTTATAATGCGGTAAATTGGAAATGTTATTTACCCAACCAAGCAGTTCAGTGCGATTTGTTTAGTCTTTTAGCAGTTGATTTAGATTGAGCGTAGATAAAATATTGATATGAATCTTAAGATTTTTGTTGATCAAGTCGGACGAACCGTTATTGGTGAGTTAGTGGATGATGGGGATACAACCGTTGTACTTAAAAACCCATGCACCATCTTCGTACAACCGAACGAATCGGGACAGTTACAGGTACAAACCGTACCAATGTTTTTTAGAGAATTTCTTACCGAGGCTGGTAGGGAAGAAGGCACAACTTGGACGTTCAATAAGAGCAATATTATTGATAGTAATTGTGCCGAACATCTGGACGAAAAGTTAGTTAACCAATATACAGCCATTCTTACTAACTTAGGGCAACCGGACGCAGCTGAAGACGATGCTGAAGAGCCTGAAGTGGTAAAATTGTTTGACGATTAACAAAAAAACCATATATTGGTGAGCGCCCCTAGGGGCGCTTTTTTTTCTTGAATTTAAAGTTTTTAACTATATAATAAGCACATGGCAAAAGACCCTATTTCAGATGTATTTTCAAGTTTAGATAAACTCAACCCAGAAGCCACCTATCTTAGTGAAAATGCTTTATCTAATGTTGATACCTGGTATGATACCGGTTGTTATGCATTGAATGCTATTATTGGTGGTAGTTGTGTTGATGGTGGTGTACCAAAAGGAAGATTGGTTGGTTTTTCAGGACCTTCACAATCTGGTAAAACATACATTATTAATAAGATTTTAGGTAATGCTCAAAAAATGGGGCTACATCCTGTTATATTTGACACTGAATTTGCTGTAGATAAAGATAGTAGTGAAGGGGTTGGCCTTGATGCATCAAAAACAAAATATGTTCCTGTTTATACAGTGGAACAATGTCGAAATCAGGTAGTGGCTCTTCTAGACAGCATCATTGAAAAGGGGTTACAAGGTAAATTTATTGTAAGTATTGACTCTTTAGGTAATTTAGCATCACAAAAAGAAGTAGAAGATGCAGCAAAAGACAAAAGTGCCATGGATATGGGGTTAAGAGCTAAGCAACTCAAATCTATGATGAGAATACTTACATATAAAGCTGGGTTATCTGGTACCACAATTTTGTTTAGTAACCACACATATGATAACCCTGCCGCTTTAATGCCTACTTTAGTTAAAACAGCATCAGGTGGTAGTGGCCCACAGTATATGGCAAGTGTACTAGTACAATTGGCTAATAAAAAAGAAAGACAAGATGCATCTAACGAAGATGATGAAATGTTATCAGAAGCTCGTAATTATTCGGGTGCAACATTACGGTTTTTAACCACTAAAAATCGGTTTGTACCACCATTTTTACAAGCTGAAATATATCTTAACTTCCGTACTGGTTTAGATAGGTACAGTGGCTTAAAGGACATGGCTGTTAATCATGGGATATTAACGCAGACCGGTAGTACCTTTCAAATAGGTATGGAGAGTAAGGACGAAAAATTCAAAGCAGGAGACAAGATCGGATACTATAAAAATTGGAAAAAAGATAAAGAACTTTGGGAAAATTTTATTATTCCTGAGTTGGATAAGAAGTTGAAATTAGTGTATAGCTACGGTAAATAAGGACATGGCAAATATTGCTATCTACGGTTCGCATAACGGTGCAATTGCTCTAGAAGACAATGATGAATATTACGTTATTGAATTTGAACGATTTTTTAATATTAAAAATATTGGTCTAGCTCAATACAAACCATTAAAATTTAGAGAAGAAGCCGTTTATGCTATTTTACAATATCTGGAAAAGGAACTAGGTTATACAACACCCTTTGATAACTTACTTCATATTAATACTGAATGTGTACATGACGATATAACATACAGTTATAAAAACTTTATTGATGCTAATACGGTACTTGAAGGTTGGCACCATCACGCTCATGCAAGTGGGTCCTTTTATCAATCTAATTTTGAAAAAGCTTTAATTTTTAGTTTTGATGGTGGTGGTAATGACGGGTTCTTCAATATATTTACCGCTAATCGGGAAGACGGTGTAACATATTTAGATAAAACAAATCCAGCTAATCGAACAGACTATGATTACGATTTTGGATTTCCATATATGTGTTTTGCACATTTTTGTCCTGATATTAGACAGGAATGGATATCAGATGGTAATTTAGTTTATAGTGGTAAAATTATGGGGTTGTGTAACTACGGAAACGTAAACAAAGAATGGTTACCACACTTTAAAAAGTTTTATTACTCTAAACCTGATGGAGAAGATTTTTATAAAAAGTTAAAACAATATATTACTGATACATGTGGGTTGGTATTTGATGAAAATAAGAGACTTGAAAAAGAAGTTAGCTGGGATGTAGCAGCTACTTCTCAAGCTGCATTTGAAGAATGTTTTTTCGAAGTAGTAGACCCTTATTTGAAAAAATACGAAGACTTACCTATCATTATAACAGGTGGTTGTGGTCTTAATATATTGTTAGCCTCTAAAATAAGAACGTTATTTCCAGATAGACCAAGTTTCGTAGCACCAAATACAAATGATTGTGGTATTGCTTTGGGTTTGTTAGCTGGTTTTAAAAAACCTAAAACACCTATTGACATCACTTATGGTGGTATGGAACTTTTAGATAAAAACACATACCCTGCTTGGATAGAAAGCAATTCTGCCAAGCCTGTTAACCTTGGTCATATTGCTACAGAATTAGCAAACGGTAAAATCTTTGGATGTGCTAGAGGAAGGTGTGAACATGGACCAAGAGCGCTTGGTAACAGATCAATTTTCTGTAATCCTGCTTTTCCTGAAATGAAAGACATTCTCAACTTTAAAGTAAAAAACAGAGAGTGGTATAGACCATTTGCACCAGTATGCAAATTAGAAGACGTTTCCAAATATTTTGAATGGGAAGGGGAAAGTCGTCATATGCTTTATTGCCCTACAGTAAAGAAAGAATGGAAAGAAAAATTATCATCTATTACACATATTGACGGTACAGCAAGAGTACAAACGGTAACAAGAGAACAAAATGAGTTCTTATATGATCTTATAACCGCTTTTGAAGACACAGCTGGTCATGGTGTTTTATTGAACACGTCTTTTAACATTGCTGGTAAACCAATTTTGAATACTATATCCGATGCAATGAAAGTCTTAGAGAGTACACAAATGGATTATCTAATAATTGAAGACTTTTATTATGGTAAGCATTGGTAAGTAATATATACTCATTTTATGGATAAAAAAGCTGTAATGATTTTTAGTGGTGGTATGGACAGTGCTGCCATGCTAAGAATGGCTCAATTTCAATCGGGTGAGCTACACTGTTTAACTTTTGATTATGGTCAAAGGCATATACGCGAACTTGAATGTGCAAAGATACAAATCGAACATGCAAAGTTGGTTAGCTTTAGTCATAATTTTGAAGATTGTGAAGTAATACACAAAGTGTTGGATGTTTCATTTTTAAAAGAGTTACTTACGACAAGTTCACTTACTAATACAGACATTGATAATCCTGATGTTAAAGATATGGTAGGGGAAGCACAACCAGTAAGTTATGTACCATTTAGAAATCAATTATTTTTGACAATAGCATGTGCATATGCAGAATCAATTGGTGCTGAAACCGTTTATCATGGTGCAACTCAAGTTGATAGTTTAGCTGGTTATTGGGATGGTAGTGCAGAATTTCAGGAACACTTTCAAACGTTAATAGGACTAAATAGAACACATCGAATTATTCTTAATTGTCCGTTACTTAGTATGAGTAAACAAGCTATTGTAGAGTTTGCCGTTGGTAGTAGGGTTGATCTAAAATATACATACACTTGTTATAGTGGTGATGAACTTTCTGATGCAACCACACCAAGCAGTTCATTACGAATTAAGGGATTTGCAGATGCAGGTTATATTGACCCTATTGAATATAAACAAGATTTAACCAAATATTGGAAAGACAATAAATGTAAACCGTTTCCTATTGATGAGGTGTTTTCTGATAGATATGGAACCAGAGGCCCTTAATGCATATATTCGATAAGGATAAAATATCAAAAATAGGGTACACTGACGATACAGCGTTTTCATCACATAGAATTTACTTAGAATATCTAGTAAATTTTCTGTATGAGAAAAACGGTAATAAACAACTTAGTATTTTAGAGTGTGGTACCGGTACTGGTAGTAGTGAGTACTTTAGTAAAATTTCAAAAGAGGGTAAAGCTAAAATTTGGGGTATAGAATATCATAATGTTCCACCAGAATGTTGGTACGAACAAATGAAAGAAAAATATGCAAACGAAAACTACAAAATTACTCATGAGCAACAAGGTATATGGGTTTTTGGTTCAGAATACTTTCATAAGTTGGACGACCACTACGATTTAATTTTTGTTGATACTAGTGGGTATGAAAACAGAGCAAACTGGATAAAATTTGCAGCAAACGATACTAGTAAAGTAGTAGTTCTTCATGATAGCGAACACTACCATAGATTTAAACCATGGTTATTAGAATGGATAACAAAGAATTTTAAATTTGTTTATGATTCATGGCCTATACAGGAACCTGGGACGTTGTTTGCTAGTAATATTGATTTAGAGTGTAATTTAAAATATGAAGGAAGACACAACGATTTACCTCACAGAGCAGAACAGCAAGAAATGGATCCTACAGTTCATGGATTCCCAAAACAATGCCATATTAGTAAAAAATAGGTAAACAGAGCGCTACAGTAAAATAACTCTGTAATTCTGCATCAGCTAATAAGTTTGCAACCCCCATATCTTGATTAGGAAAAGGAAAATTTCCACTGCCTGATAATTTAGTAGAACTTGTACCAGTAAATCGAGTATCTAAATATTGATAACCTAATTCTACTTCCATATTAATAATCTTCTAATTCTTCTGACTCTTTATCTGTAGCAGTAAAATCTTGATACGCTTCGATTTCTCCTAACTTATCAGGATCTACATCATCTAGAGGGGCTTCCTCTTCACCAAAAACTTCATCTAATAAACCCAACAGAATCATGTCTTTTAAGATTTTTTCTGCCTCTTTTTGATCTTCTATTTTAGTAGCAAAGTCAAGAATTTCTTTTGCTGTAGTTGGCCTGACTTCTACAAAACCAACAATATCTTTTTGCAAACCTTTTAGTGGTGTCTCATAAGCTGCGTCTGCTACCTTAAATTTTCGCTTACCTAAAGCAACCTTTTCTTTTGCCACCGGCTTCTTAAATCTAGTAGATCTGCTTCTTGCTCCGCCACCACCACGGATACCCTTAATTCTCATCATCATCTCATAATATGATTCTTTTCTTTCTTCTCCTGTTTCTGGGTCAACAACAACTTTCCTTACCCTGTCTTCAAACTGCTTTTTTCTTCCTTCTGTTAAGGACTCTTGGTAAGATTCGTAAAGAAATTGGGTATCTTTATCTTTCATATTGAAATATTTATTAGATACTTTATAATATAAACAAATGTGTGCAATATTTGGTACTTCAGATAGACAACAATTTATAACATTGTATGAACTTAACAAAGACAGGGGTGGTTATGCATCTACTTTTTGTGGTATAAAAGATGGTAAGTTACGTGTTTTTAAAAATAAACTATTTGATTTAGATAACGTATACTTAGAAGATTGGGATTATTATTTGGGTCATCATCAAGCTCCGACAGGTAAAGTACGTCAGTATAGTGAAAATACTTCACACCCATTTAATTATGGAAGGTGGCATGTAGCTCATAATGGTGTTCTAACCAATTATAGAGAAATAACAGAAGCAAGTGATACCAAAGATATTGATACATCATATATTCCTGCATATATGCAAGAGTTAGATTTATCACCTTTATGTTTTGATGATAAAGGTCTTTTAGAAGAAACATTTACTGCATTTAAAGGAACCCACACATGTTGGGTTTGGGACGATAGAAATAGTATTGTATATTTAACTAAAAATGGTAGTACTTTATTTTCAAATGGAACAACATTTTCATCAGTTCAATATGATGGTGGTAAACCGCTATTAGATGGATATGTATATATGATGCATGAAGGTTCAGGATTTTTAGAGTATGTAAAATTCGAAGACAGTAACCCGTTTGCAGTCTTCTAAAATTATGCAAGATTTATTAGATTATAAAGAGACTCTAGATCCAAGTAACCGTGCTATCTATGACTTATTTGAAAAATATAAACCCGATTCTGGTATATTTGTAGAAACCGGTTGTCATCTAGGAGGTGGGTTAACTAAAGCAGTACATGTTGGTTTTACCAAACTGTATTCTTGTGATATAAATTTAGAAAGGGTAGAACATTCAATTGAGTTAATGTCAGAAATGGCTATGTATGGTTCAATAGTTGATCCTTGTATTTTTAACTCCGAGTCTACTGTTTTTCTAATGAACGTTTTACCAATGATACAAGATGACCAAGTTATGTTTTGGCTCGATGCTCATGATGAGGGTGGTGGTATACCTGTTCTTCAAGAACTGGATTTAATAAAAGCAATATGTAAAAATAAAACTAGTTCTATCTTGATTGACGACGTACCTCTTTATCTAGAAGAAGAGGGTGTTGATTATCTTAAAAAAACAATTTTAGAAATAAATGAAAACTACGAATTTGAAAAAGTTGAAACTAACGATGGTGGTAATTATGTTATTGCTGCTGGCGTAGTTGAAAAAGAGGAAAAGTAGTTATAATACTGATATGAAGACAGCTTTAGTATGTGGCGCAGGTGGTTTTATTGGTAACCATCTTGTTAGTAGGCTTAAAAAAGAAGGTTATTGGGTACGTGGTGTGGATCTAAAACACCCAGATTACGGAGAATCAGAAGCCGATGAATTTGTAACAGGGGATTTAACAGAAAAAGATATAGTTGAAAGATGCATTAGAACTGGAAGCTATTATGGTACTGTACCAAAACAATATCAAGGACAATTTGATGAAATATATCAATTAGCTGCTGATATGGGTGGAGCCGGGTATATTTTTACCGGTGAACATGATGCAAACGTTATGAGAAATTCAGCAACTATTAATTTACATATCCTAGATGCAATAAACCGACTGAACCAATTTGTTAAAACCCCTTGGTATAACGATTCTCGAGTTTTACCATATGATCAGGTTACAACTAAGATTTTTTATAGCAGTTCTGCATGTATGTACCCTGAACATAATCAATTAGATCCTGATAACCCTAATTGCGAAGAAAGTTCAGCATATCCTGCTGCACCTGATAGTGAGTACGGTTGGGAAAAGTTATTTTCCGAAAGGCTATACCTTGCATATCAACGAAATTATAACATTCCATGTGCTATTGCTAGATTTCATAACATATACGGTCCAAAAGGTACATGGAAAGGTGGTAGAGAAAAAGCTCCAGCTGCTATTTGCAGGAAAGTGGCGTTAGCCAAAGAAGGTGAAAATATCGAAATATGGGGTGACGGTACACAAACACGGTCCTTTTTATACATAGACGAATGTATTAACGGTATAAGAAAATTGATGGAGTCAGACTGGTCAGGTCCAGTAAATCTTGGATCAGACGAAATGGTGACCATTAATGCATTAGTAGAAACCGCAGAAACAATTGCCGGTAAAAAATTAGGTAGAAAATATATTGAAGGACCACTAGGAGTAAGAGGCAGAAATAGCGACAACAAACTTATTCAAGAAAAGCTCGATTGGTCACCACATTATCCCCTTATTAAAGGCATACAACAGACGTATGATTGGATTTGGGATCAAATCAACCAAGAATCGGTCGTTGATCATTCAAGTATATAATCTATACTAGATTTATATGTCAGTAAATTCTTTGGATTTAGAATACTACGAAAATGTAGTACTATATAAATGCATTACAGATCCGAGATATCTTGGGTCTATAATAGATCACGTTCATCCACGGTATTTTGACAACAAAAATTATAGAAGTATAATTGCAATCATAAAAGCATTCTTTATTAAAAGACAAACAATACCGAGTGCTACAGAAATTGCATCTTATTGTACTACCCCTGAATTAAAAATTGATTTAAAACAAACTCTTTTAAGAATAGATCAATTAGACAAATCATTTAACAACGACGAGCTGTATACTAACACGGAAAGATTTTTAAAAGAAAAGTCTGTGTATCATACAATGTTAGATGTGGCAGATGACTGTTCAAAAGGTAAGGTTGAACCAACAGAAATATTTGACAAGTTTGAAAAGTGTTGTGGTATTAATTTATCGGTAGATCTTGGGTTTGATCTACTTGTTGACCATGAAAAGTTAATTGAAAACCTTCAAATCGATGAACCAACCATACCATCAGGTTGGGCATGGGTGGATGACATGTTAGATGGTGGGTTTCTTGAAAATGGTCGATCTATTTACGTGTTTGCTGGTGAAACCAACGTCGGTAAGTCTATTTTCTTGGGTAACATAGCAGTAAACATGGCCAAACAAGGAAAAACGGTGTTAGTGGTGTCACTTGAAATGAGTGAACTAATGTATGCTAAGAGACTTGCAGGTAATATAACTGGACTTGAAATTAACAATCTAAGACACGAAATTCCAGAGTTAAGAACCAAGATGCAAAAAGAAGTTAGTGAAAACCCATCAGGTAAGTTGTTAATTAAAGAATTTCCACCAAGTACTATAACAGCATCACAGTTAGGGGCGTTTATGAAGAAGATAGAACAAAAAGGCATCAATATTGATGCGTTAGTTCTTGATTACGTTAACTTAATGCATTCACCAATTGGTAATAACAGTTATGAACGTGTAAAATATGCAACAGAACAAGTTAGAGCGTTATCCTACACACATAACTGCCCTATTATAACAGCAACACAGTTAAATAGATCTGGTTACGATACGCAAGACCCAGGATTAGATACTATTGGTGAAAGTATGGGGTTAGCAATGACTGCAGATGCAATATTTTCAATATTTCAGAACGAAGAAGACAGGGGTTTAGATCAAATAAGGTTAGGTGTTATGAAGAACCGATTTGGACCAAACTTCGGTGCCACAGAAATGAGTATACACTACCCAACGTTAACAATAAGTGATGGAGGTGGCCAAGATATGGGTAATGCGGCTGCTAACGTAATGGGTGCTATAGAAGCCCTAGCCAATGGTTGAGAATCGTAGCAAAAATCATAAATTTCTAAATGAACGGTAAAGATTACGTATTTACTGATTCGGATTTAGATGGGGTTGGTAGTTTTTTAGTACTCAAATGGATACTTGATACGGAAATTTCCTACAAAACCACCACCCATAAGAATTTTAGGGGGGACTTTGTAAAGTTTCTCAGTAAAAATAAGATTTCCGAATTTGATACAATTTATATCTGTGATTTAAATGTTAGTGACCACTCAGATTTACTTAATTATAAGAATATTGTTGTTATTGATCATCATAATGGTAAAGACAATTACGATGAGTTTACAAAACCTACTTTAGTGTTAGATAGTGACTACACTTCTACTACAAAGCTGGTATTGAAGTATGCTCTGGATACAATTCCTAATACTAACACAAAACTTACAGGCGCCAAAGCTAAATTAATACAGTTGGTGGATGATTACGATAGTTATAAGCTAGCTCAAGAAGAAAGCTTGGGTGTTAATCACGTTTTGTGGAGTTATACAGGTGATAGGGTTGCTAAATTTATACAAGAGTTCGGTGATGGGTTTAGTGGTTTTAGTTTACATCAAAAAAACATGGTTGTGTTAGCTAATAAGAAGATACATGATCAAGTAGAGAATGGAGAAGCGTTTTCTTATAAGACAAACATTGACGGTAAACCATATAAACTAATTTCTTCGGTTTGTTCCCATAATATTAACGAAGTAGCATCCGGGTTGTTAAAGAAGCATGCTTCAGATATTGTATTCATAGTAAATCCAAAATCTCACAGTGTTAGTGTACGGAAACGGTCAGGTGTAGGTGTTAATCTAAATAAACTTGCTGGTAAACTAATTGATGGAGGTGGTCATACTGATTCAGCCGGTGGAAAGCTGACAGAGACATTTTTAAAGTTTACTAAACTCTTTAAAGTTGAAGTATGAAATACGAAAATCACAATCCAGTAGAACATACCCACAGTAAAGAGATGGCGCATGCGTTCATGGGGTTTTGTTCCTTTGTTTCTATTTTAAATAACAAAAAAGTAAACCTTCCTAATATTTTTATTCTGTTGCTTAAAGATAAAAAGCTCAGAAGCCTGTTTAAGGAACAAATTGATATCGATACCGACTTCGAAATGGTTAAATTGTTTTTATTTTATGATCCATCATTACATAAGAGCAAATATATCATGAAATACATTAATAGTAGTAAAAACAAATTGATTCATTAGTGGATATAACTATAATTAGTTAGTGACAGAATTCGAAAAGCTAATTTACAACACCCACCTTAAGATAAGTAGGGTAACTAAAAACAAACCTTATAAGTTCCGAACAAATTTCGATAACCTAGAAGAAGATAAACAGTTTTTGTGTAAAAAGTTAGCTCACTTCTTTACAAAGCACAAAAATATCAATCTAGATAAGTTCTTCTATGCTCCATTTAAAATTTACCAAGACAACCCTGTTTTAGATCTAAAATTTTACACTTCTCTTAAAGCTTGTAAGTTGTATTTCGATTATGTTAACAGTTTGAATAGATCTGAAATTGATTCCAAAGAAAACAAAGACTTCTTTTTGAATTCTGGGGTGTTCATAACAGAATACTGTAACAAACACAAGATCAAATGGGATAGTTACATATCTCATAAAGAAAACAAGACAGATGGACTTAATTCCTTTTTTTCCCATTTAAAATCAGGAAATGTTTCAGTATATATGCTTTATACCTTTCCAGAGTTCTCATCTGAATATAAAAAAGCTGATAGAGAGGTGGTTGAGATGATGCTCAAGGGGGTAATTGATGATATCAGTGTATATCGAGTAAAATTTTACAATTGTAAAGAGGATTTAAAAAAATATTTCGGTAAGGTTACTAAGCTATGCAAAGAAAGAGTGGACACCTTAGTCGGATAATATATAATTATGTTAGTACGGTAATGGATGTTACCTCTACGAAAAATTAACGAACAAATATTAAAATTATAACATGACAGATATTAAATCATTATTCGAGAGCATTAAAACTGAGATGACAAAAGACTCCGGTCAGACAAATCGTTCTCAGTTTCTAAGAACAGAAGTTGGCAATACTTATACAGTGCGTTTATTGCCTAATGTAAAGGATGCAAGTAAAACATTCTTTCATTATTACACGCACGGGTGGACTTCATTTGCCACCGGTCAATACATTAACCAGATTAGCCCACAAACATGGGGTGAGCGTGATCCAATTGGTGAAGCTCGTTATCGTATTACTAAAACCGGTAGTGAAGAAGAGAAAGAAAAGGCCAAAGCGATCTTGCGTCGTGAAAATTGGATGGTAAACGTGTATGTGGTGAATGATCCCGTTAATCCTGACAATAACGGCACAACAAAGTTGTTGCGTTTTGGTAGACAGCTTCATAAAGTTATTATGGAAGCTATGCAAGGTGATGAAGCCGAAGAGTTAGGCCCACGCATCTTTGACCTAGGTAAGAATGGATGCGATTTTCGTATTAAGGTTGAGAAGCAAGGCGACTTTCCTACATATGTATCGTCAAAATTCGGTATGCCCAAAGCAATTGAAGGCATGGATGACAACAAAGCAAAAGAAACGTATGACAGCATATCAGATCTTGAAAGTGTCTTCACAGTCAAGAGTTTTGATGAACTAAAAGAACTGTTGAATGAGCATTTCTATTGCATAAGTACAGATGATGCTGCAAGTGCAACAACCACAACGGTTATTGAACAAAAAACAGCTGAACCTGCTAAGTCTGAAGAGAAAAGTGAAGCAGAATCAAGCACTTCGAACAATAATGACAGCGAAGATGATGATATTGCTAACTTGCTTAACAGCTTAGAAGACATCAAATAATGGATAAGGAATCTAGACCACCGCAGAGGCAAATGCCGCCTGGTGAACCACCTCCTGGTGAAGTACCAGTAGCACCGGTGAACCATAATGCGGGTTTAGACCCAGACTTCGATCCGGGGGCAGGGCAACCTCCCCCGGATGATCCATATAGTGATGCAATGGCCATAAGAGGCCTTTTTGGAGCAGTACATAACGATTTAGCACAACTAAATGAACACTTGGTTAGTGAATCTTCTGGGTTAAGATCAAAAAACGTAGACAAAAACGTAATGGATAGAGATATTCTAAAAGTTATGGGTCAAAATCCACAAGAACCACAATTACAACCGCAACCTCAACCCGGGCAAGTTGCGCACCATGTACACCCACAAGCCCCCCAACAAGCTCCTGTACAACAACCTGAAACTACTCAACACGACCCAAATCAAATTGAATTCAATTTTGATAATTCAGCCACTGCACAGGATATATTCAATAGATTATCTGATATAGAAAGAGATCAAACTAAAATATTGAGATTGTTAAACGGGATTAAAGACTCGTTGGCTACCAACGAAAAAAACTAACTTGTAAACCAAAGATTTAAGGCTATAATAAGTTATGGTCATTAATATCAAAAATAAAAACCAATTTGTTACAGGTTACTTGCGCCCTATTAGTGCTTTAACCGACGCAGTAATTTTTAAGACAAAAGATAATAAATTGGAATGCATTGCAAATAATGAACAAGGACTTATCATTTACGCATCTTACGATTTGGACGTCCAGTCAGATTTGGTTTTAAACATCCCTAACATTAAGAAGTTAGAAAAGATTTTATCATTTATAGAATCAGATGATATTGACTTAACATATAAAGAAAATTCTTTATCTTATAAAGACAAAAAGATGCGATTTAAGTATCATTTTCTTGATGACAATATTATACAGGCTCCTAAACTAAGTGTAGAAAAAATAATGAGCTTACCTTACGATATTGAATTTAATATTGATTCATCTAAGATAAGCGAACTTGCAAAAGGTGCAGCATTTGTAGCAGAGTCTGAAAAATTATATTTTAATATTTCTGAAGGAAAAATATTTGCAGAAATAACAGATAGATCTAATTCATCTGTAGATAGTTATTCCATTTTAGTTAATGATACTGCTGAAGCTAAAGATGTTAGTTTTCCAATGCATTTTGATATAGTAAGACTTTTAGGGGCAACAAATCATATTCGAATTAATGTAAAGATTAATACAGAACAAGGATTAAGTACTTTTGAACTAAAAACCGAGACGTCAATGTTGAAATATATTGTACCTGGTTTACAAGTATGAGGAATAAAGTAAAGACATGTGGGTATTTTAAAAAACGTTTGAAAGATAACGGATTTATTGTACTGGATGTTTTTAAAAGTTTTAATGATAAAGATAAACGTAAGTGGTGTTTACTAATCAACCCGGGGCAAGAATCTATCTTTTGTACTTGCTATGACAATTTTGATAATGAAGTATCTGTTGCGTTTGAATTTAATGATGGTGGGAAGAAAATACCAAAAAACTTTTTTATGGCAACCCCTTCAATGGAATCAATAATAACCCAGCTAATAGTTACTTGGGGCGTAAATAATAATAATAAAAGCTCTACTTATTATAAAAAACGATGAGCAAGAAAAGTAAAAACGAGGGACCCGCTCCAACACCCTTACCAGACAAAAATAATATTGATAATCTCTCTGAAAAAGAAATCAAACATGCTTTTGAATCTTTGGTAAAGCGTAAATTTTCAAAAGAACAAAACGAACAAGCAAACCATTATAAAGAACTAGATAGAATTTTAAAAGAATATATGGATTGTTGTATAATATTAGGTTATGACGTTAAAGGAAACGGTGTCGTTCGTGTTCTACAAGATAATAATTTACAAAACGACGCTCTTCATCACTTACTTCAAAAAGTTGTTGTTAGTCACTTAGGACCACCAGGTTTAATGGGTGGAAATGGTTTAGATTGATCTTAAAATATTGATATGGATATTACGAAAGTACTCGTAGTAGGAAAAGGTTTCATTGGTCAACAATTATCTACTTTTCTTGCTACAGATGAAAGATTAGAAGTACATCAAATAGAAAGTTCACAAGTTAACTACCGTGATTATAACACATTCGTAGACTTTCTAAGACAATATGAAGAAGAAGGAACGGGTTTTGATGCAATAATTAATGCAGCTGGGTTTACTGGTGAGAAAAACGTTGATGATGCTGAAAAAGAGAAAGAATTGGTGTGGTTATTAAACACAGTATTGCCAACCACCTTAGCATCAGCAGCACAAGCATGTAATGTACCTTCTTTTTTTAATATCTCTTCTGGTTGTATATTTACAGGCTATACGAAGCCGGATCCATATGTGGGTTACACCGAAGAAGAAGTTCCAAACTTTGGTTTGTTTGATGAGGACTCATCTTGGTATAGTAAAACAAAGCATGCCGGTGAGCTCTCACTAACATCAAGCTTTAATTGTTATAATTTACGTATCAGAATGCCAATTGGTGAAATTTTCCACCCAAAAAATCTTATTTCAAAGATGTTGAAGTATGAAACAGTTCTAGATGAAGATAATAGTGCAACATATATGTTTGATTTGATGAATTTTGTATATAATGCTATTTTAGCACCACCGCCTTTTGGTATCTATAACATTGTAAGTTCGAATGTGTTCAATTCAAAAGATTTATTTACTGCTTTTAACAATAATAAAGAAGAACTTATACAAGAAGGCCTTCTTCCTAAGGGTTGGTCCTTAGAAAACATTAAATTCATTAAAGAAAAAGCGTTCTACAAGAAAGGCGTAACGGCTGTAAAGAGAAGTAACTGTATTCTTAACAATACTTCAGCTTCAGACTTAAAATTACATGAATTTACTGATGTTTCGCATGATTTCCTTGATAAAGTGGTAAAAGGTTACATAGAAAACAAAAAAACCATGGAAGCTCAACCAGATAACGTGGTAGATATAGAAGAAATTCAAGGAGCTAAAGAACCACGAAAAGACGAAGATATATGACTGTTTTAGTTACAGGTGGTTACGGGTTTATAGGCCATCACCTTGTTAAATGCCTTAGAAACAAGGGATATCGAACTATTGTTTACGATAAAGAAACATATGCATGTGAATACGTTGATAAAGAGAACGTTCCTACCGTCTGGAGTGTGTATGGAGACATATTAGACGTTAAAAAGTTAGAAAGTGTATTTAGAATCCATAAATTTGATAAAGTATTTCATTTAGCAGCAGAGTCTCATGTGGATAATAGCATTGCTAATCCAAACGTGTTTGCTAACACGAACGTAATAGGCACTGTCAATGTATTAAACTTAGCTAAACAGTACGGAAAGCAAGTGATCCACGTGTCAACAGATGAAGTTTACGGTGCTTTACGTTCGGACGATAAAAATTGGAATGAAAAGCAACCCGTACTACCAAATTCACCTTATTCAGCTTCAAAAGCTAGTTCGGATCTGATTGCACTATCGTATCACAAGACATATGGTATGGATGTTCGTGTTACTCGTTGTTGCAACAATTTTGGTACAGGTCAACATGCAGAAAAACTGATACCAAAATCAATTCTTACATCGATACGAGACAAAGAAATATTACTTTACGGTGATGGTACTAATAAACGTGAATGGATCCACGCTGAAGACCATTCGGAGGCTTTAATATTAGTAGCTGAAAAGGGTGAGGCTGGGGAAATTTATAATATCGGTTCGGGGGATGAATATTCTAATAATCAAATAGCTAATAAAATTATTAAGTATACACAACCCGACACCACCATAAGGTATATTTCGGACAGACTTGGTCACGATTTTAGATATGCAGTAAACTATTCTAAAATAAAACGATTAGGGTATTCTCCAAAGAGAAGTATAAAAAATAGTAAAGAATGGAATGAAATTATTGAATTTTATAAGAAACACTGGAAAACCCAAACCTAGATACATGTACGCCATAAAGAATGGTGATTATGCAGGTCATTTCTGTGCCTTTATTCGCTCTACTACGGAAAAATATATTTTTCTCACAGTACCCAACAATCAAAAGATAGAAGTACCTATAAAAGACTTTAAAGATGGTATGAAATCGGGATTAGTAGACTTTGTAGAAGTTTTACCAAGACACGTCTATAAAGTAATTAGAGCACAATACGATGCAACAAATTAGGTTGACTTATTTAATAGATCATTTAAAATGATAGTATGACATCAATACGAGATCGAATACTCAAAGCAGTCAATCAAAAAGAAATTGATTCTTTGGTAGAAGAGTCGAAAACATTCGAATATATTTCTACAAATACAAAGAACAAAATCCGAAAAGCAGTGGTTGAAAGGATGAACTCCCTTTCCGGAAATAAATCTAAGTCAAAAAAGAAAGGAAAGAAAAATGAAAACACTGCTGCTAGACGCAAATAATTTATTGTATAGAATATTTTGGGTTAACAAAAACAAAAAGGAAGGCGATATTAATATGTCAACCTTAATGTTTTTACGCTCAGTAAAATCGTACGTTGATAAATTTAGCCCGGATCAAACTTATGCCGTTTGGGATAAAAAATTATCATACCCTTCAACAAATTTTCGTAAATCTCTTTCAGAAAGCAAATATAAAAGCAATAGAGATAGTAACGTGGCTAAAGAAGCTCATCAGAACGACGAAACGTTGAGAGAGCTATTGGATTCATTGGGAATAAAGAGTATCTACCCTAATAGAATGGAAGCTGACGACGTAATAAGTTGGTTGGTCGATAAGTTACCCG